CGTGCGCGAGCGCCAGGAACTGGTGGAGGCCTTCACTACTGAGAAGGCTATCGATCGTGCTAGCCTGCGATCACCCCACCTCAACACCATCGCCTACGATGCTGTGCTGAACAAGAACAAATCCCAAGCGATCTACGAACCACCTAGCTCATTTGACTCAGCCGAGTACATAATGGGCCTTGGTCAGACGTACGATTGTGGAACGTTCTACCGCACGTACGGTGAGGACGCAGGAGTTCCCCAGAAGATGCAGTCGAACGGGAACTTCGTTTTGGTCAACAGCAGAGGGTGGATCCCGGGCACTGAGGAGCACCCCGAGATAGGCACCTTCGAGACCGCCACCAACGAGCGCCCAAGGTGGTGGAAGACAACATTTCTCCGCCTCAGGGGGAAGCAGGACTTCAAGCTCTTGGACAAAACGGGGAAGAACTATGTCGGTGCTATGTACCGTCTGTTCCGTCATCGTGACCATGTTGAAGGCCACGCCACCAACTTTGGCGAGGCCGAGCTGCGTGCTAATCAACTGCGCTTGCTCAATCACGTGACGCCCGATGACGCCACCCTAAGTATGGTCAGCCACCGCCCCCTTTACATACCTCCCGAGCAAGCCGACTCACAAGGTGCGAGCACTCGCCGACTCGCGATCAAAGTGTTCAACTCAGCAATCGAAACGGCCCTCACTGGATCAACCGTTTCGTGGATCATGTCAAGTGCCATCTTTGGCAGCCTGTTGCTACTAGCCATTGCAATGCCAGCCTACGCCAGAGCCATCTTCGTCTGTCTGGGTGCTTTCTATTTCGGGGAAGCTAAACCCAGGCCCAGGTCACCCCTGGGCTGGCCGCTTTGGGCCACCAAGATGTGCTGCTACTGCACCACTGTGGCGCCAACACTCATGATCGCTGACGCCCTCACGCGCATCACCGGCACTGGGGCCTATTACGCCACATTCATTCCAGGTGTCAAGCAGCCACTTTACCGGCTGTGGTGGCTTGGCAACTCTGTTTTCAGCTGGCACACCGAGGCAGAAGCTGAGGTTAAGCCGGGCGAAGTCAAATTCAAGAAAGAATGGGCGAAACACCAAAAGCATGGCCGACTGTTCGTCAGTTATGGATCGAGCATTCTCAACTCAGGCTGGTTCTTTCCGCTTCTCAAAACATTCTTCTGCCGCACCTGGAAATTCACCGTCGGTGATGTCGGGCTATGGGGCCACGACGGCAACTTGAGCAATGCCCCTCTCGGTTACGAGGTCCAGATCGTCAAAGCGTTAGATGAGGACGCCGACCTACCCGTCATCCCACCTCTGGGTTTCTCAGGGCGCCTCTTCAGCGACGATATGCAATTCGTGTGGCAAGACGTCGGTGACACACCACCGCTCATGTTCGATGTCGACATCAGTGGGTGCGACGCTGGCAACACCTCAGCCATGTTCTATCTTCTGGTTGTGTTGTGTCGCACACTTGGTGCTCCATTTGAGATGCTTCGCCGCTCCATGCGACGCCTGACTTCCGAACTCATCTGCCGAAATCCATCCAACGCCAGGGAGTTCATCAGGGTCCAACCAGTCACGATTTTCCAAGGCAGTGGCTGTCCTGAAACGACCAGTGTCAACAACATTGCGTCGTTCCTCATATCCATCTCTATATGGATCACAATCCTGCTGAACCTCAGCGTGTGGCGCTCGGCCACCGAAGACCGCCGCCGACGATTAATCATCGACGCAGCGGGCTACGTTGGCCACCAAGTCTCTGTCGACTTCCGCGCCACCCGCCAGGAGTGCCAATTCCTCAAATAGCCCAGCGCGCGATCTGAACTCGCGGTGGGTGAATTACCGCAACCTCGCCTCTATTTTCAGGGGCCTAGGATCATGCGATGGGGATATCACCGCTGAAATGCTCGGACTTAGCAAAGCGAAATTTCGTGAGCTATCCATGGAGCAGAAAGGTGAGATGTACATGTCGGGTGTGATAAGTGGGCTCAAGAACGAACCCCAGTCAGTAGTGATGAACGCCCTGCGCGACCGATTTTGCAAAAGTTGCCCAGAAATCATCCTAAACCCATACACACAGGACCAAACCGACCGAAGCGCCAGCTACATACCAAATGAAGAGCTGGTGGCACGGTATGGCGGCTCGACCGATACATGGGACGATTTGGCAGTCAAAATCCGGAGCATTCGCTTCGGTCATTCAGTGATCCACGAGGGGATCACGCTCATGAATGCAGTCGACTATGGCTTGATCCACCATGACGACTAAAACCCCC